CAAACCCTTATGAATAGGCGTAAAAAATTTAGATATGAGCAAAAGGCAGTTACATAAGTCCATTCAGCACATTACAACGGCTAATGGCAAATTGAGTGATAAGACAATAAAGTTAATAAATAAAATAGCAAGGAAAGCATATGGAAGTAAATGATATCATGCAGCATATTGATGAACTGCTACAAGACTATTCAAATGAAGAGTGCGCAGAGATTTTAAAGGAAGTAATAAGTGAATGCCAGTCACGTATTGAGAATTGCGATGAAGGTGTTTACACTAATTAAAATAGATATGAACAAGCTTATTGAAAAATACATAAGTAAGGAAGAACGAAATAAAATGCCTATCAAGCAGATTGAGGTATGCAAAAAGATACATACGACTTATCAAAGTGTAGGTGAAAACGATATTATGTTATCTTCTGCTTTAGGAGTCTATATTCGGCTCTTTCCTATAATTGGCAATTTACCTGAACAACAACAGCTTGATATTGTACACGAGGCTACAATGATAGCTTACGATGCTCGTACAAAGGCATTTGAGCACATGATTAACTATAATCCAAATAACGTATAACAAATAAAATATGAGCAAATATACAGCAAAGCAAATAGCTGAATCTGACGAACTATTTGAAAAGCAAATACATAAAGTCAGAAAGTTTTATTTGAGCCGTAATCCCGATAAAATGATGATGCTTGAAGAAAGAAAAGCCGTTGTTAAAGAACGAAATAAAGGTCTTTCCCCGGAATATGATAAGGAGTATTATTGTGGAACTTGTGGAGCTAAAGACGGTGCGGAACATCCTAAAAGCGGATATTGCTTTCACTGTGATACCGATAATTGGATTTCAAAGAATAACTAATAACAAGATAGTTATGAACGGAGAACAAATAATACCGCCAATTATTGACCCATTGGGAAAGAGTTGGCAACAACCTCACAGAAGGTTTATTGAATTGGACGATACTCATGCTCTTATGAGCGAGCAGACTTTTAAAGGCCTTCCTGAATATAGCATGTCTAATCCATCAGGGGTATATGAGGGTAAAATGTGGAGGTCATATAGCCTACTTACCGAAAAATGGTACTTAAAATGGTATCAACTTGTGGAACAACCTTCTTATCACAAAGGATGCTGCATACATTCAAGACAAATACTTGTAGTTGAATAACCCTCAAATCAAATTAGTAATGAAGAGATATCAATTTGAGGAAATAACATTTTGGCTTTCACTTATTGCGTGTTTGACAGCTTATGATATAGAGATACTATGGCTTGCAAGAATTCTTGCAGGGATAAGCATAATAAACCTTGTATGCGCAATTGTAACGGCCTGGATAGATGTAAAACGTAAACATTAACGGATAGAAATAATGGAAAAATTATTGGTATGGAAAATATACTCTACAGCAGATGTCTTTGGGGTTATATCTTATGTCTCTGAAAATGGAAGAAAGGCTTTTTCTTCTGCTATGCTATTCAGGGGATTAACAGGAAACTATTTGGAATAACTAATAATAAAATAATAATGAACTTTTGCTCTCGACATTGATGTCGGGAGCAAACTAAAAACAATAAAAAAAAGAATATTATGGAAAATGAAGAATATCTCTGTATTAATTGTGCCAAAAAGATAGAATGTTATGGACCTGACATCAAATTAGAAGAACCTGATTTATGTATTCCTATAAGCTGCATAGATTATCAAGATATAGAGGAGAAATTTAATTCATAAACAAGAAAAAAAGGAGCTAATCTGGTTGAATTGTTGACCAAATGATTTCTCCGTTAGTATATTTGAAGTGTATTGAGGAACGGTTTGCAATCTTATTCCCTGAGAAAGTAAATTCTTTTGTAAAGTTTTCACTTTCATGGTTGACGGTAACAATCAATGTGTCATTTACTGTTACTTTCTCCGTATTGATTTTATAAGATACAGATGTTTCAAGTCTACTTGAAGGACGGATAGTTCTATTACGATATACTATTGACATATACTTTTTTTGCAAATATAACAATTATAATTGAATAGCCTTGGGTGATTTTATAAATGAAAACATCTAAAGCAGTCGTGGGTAACAAAAAACGCCCACGGCATGCCTATAAATTAGTACTAAAATTGTAAATAACCAACTATTTATCAAACTGAACACTATAACTTTACCAAAAAAAAATGGAAACTATAAAAATCCCCTTTACCGGCATTAATCGAAGTATTGATGAAGGTATATCAACTGACGGGCAGTGCATGGAACTTATAAACGCGCGAATCAAAAGCGGCTCTATTGAACCTATTGGAAAGCCTGTTTTTATCCATGAACTTACCAATGCAGAAAAGGTGTTCTACCATACACTAGCTAAAAAAATACTTGTTCTGGAAACAGATGGGAGAATACAGGCTCTCAATGAAGATTACTCTCACTTTGAATGGTTGTCATCCGATCTAACTGGTAAAGTCAATGATATTGCCTTTCTGGGAAATATTGCATGCTGCATAACGGATACTCAGATACTATACGAGATATTTGAGAACAACGTTGATGGATACAAATACGTTAGTTCCATCCCTGAAGTACCACAAATTAAAATCTCGCAAATGTCTAAGGTCACAAGTATCTGTCCAGATTCTAAATTTCTTGGTGGTAGAAAATCTGATGGATTCACCAGCGAAGAGTTTATGCGTACTGCTGATTATAATGCTGTTGGATATTTAGACAATTGCATTGATACACTAAACAAAGAAGAATATATTGTTGGTCCTTGCCTTCTTAAATATGCGTTTAGAACATCTTCCGGAGAATATATAAAGGAGTCTCCCATCTTCCTGGTAGAGCACGGAAACCAGATAGATTATACCTTTGACTTTAAAGGAGGGGGTAGAGACTCATATAGTAAAAAAGTATCATTTTGCCAAATAAATCCTTTCTTCTATTATGATAACGAGCCTAATAACGCCACATTAAAGGATTACACTTATGAATTTGGCGCAATGGGCACCAAAATAGACTTCTCTTTCGATGATTTTGATTTATCTTATCTAACCCCTCTTATAATTTCCATTGATGTGTTTATTTCTCCAATAGACTGGTTCGAAAAAAAAGAGAGTAAATACGGAAGCATAACCTACAATCAATATCAAAGAACCAACAACGAAACAGAACAGATACTGAAAGCCTATCGTTTTTATAAAGTTGCAGAATTTTCATTGAAAGGTAAACAGACCTGGAGACTTGATGAATGGTCAAAAGACAATATCTCTATTCAAGAACAATTGATAACATCCGAAACAAAACACTCTTTTTCTGCCCAAACAAGCTATGTATATAATTCAAGATTGCATTTGGCTAACATCAACTACTCCTATTTTAAAGGATATATGTACGGGTATGAGAGCCAGACCCAAGAATCGAATACGGAATATACTCTAACGATTTGTACCGCCATTAGCACAGAACAAGGGGAAACCATTGTCAAAAACACGATATCATCAAAACAGTTAATAATTCCATTTCTTACATATCCTGATTCAAGGGCACATACCATGAGTCTGTTTATAACACCTAAATCAAGCAGCGGAGCGACCGGGGAAACTCTCAAAAAAGTATTTTCACTACAGAAACACCCCTATCTCGATATCGCCTACTATTGCCAGCCAGCTCAAAGATGGGGGAAAATACCTGGTGATAGAAGCAGTTATGGTTTAATACTTTCTTCCTATTACATATCTATTGATCAGAAACTCGAATCTGATATACCCGCAGAAGAGAACACACATTATACAGCGCGTAACGTACTCAAAGTATCAGCCTTAAATAGTCCAATGGTATTTCCAGCATCACAGACTTATCAACCAACAAATACAGAAATAGTGGGCCTATGCTCCAATACCACAGCTTTATCACAAGGGCAATTTGGACAACACCCATTGTATGTATTTGCCACAGATGGAGTATATGCAATGTCAGTAGGAACAGGCAATGTAGTTTATTCAACACAAACGCCAATAACACGCGACGTCTGTATAAATCCCCAATCTATTAAAGGCATAGATCAAGCCGTTATCTTTGCTTCCAAGCGTGGACTTATGATGATAGCTGGAAATACTGCAAAATCAATATCTGATGATATGATCGGATATCTCCCATCCTGTGTTACTTCTTCCCCTATTATCTCTAAGATAGTAGCTATAGGATCATTTTCTTTATCATTAGTAGAGTTTACTCAATATCTTGAAAATGCAGAAGTAGGTTACAACTATCCAGAGAATGAGCTAATCATAGCAAATAAAGACTATCCTTATGCCTACTTGTTTAATATGGAGTCAAGCACATGGTCTAAGATATCTTGTTGCATTAAGAACTTCACAAATAAATATCCCGAATGCTATGCATTAATAGATAGTGAATCAGTTACTCCTGGTGTTTACGATATGCAAAATAGCCATAGAAGTATAACTAATATTCTCCTTTTATCCAGACCTATAAAGATGGGGAGTAATGCCCACAAACGCATTCTACAAACTGCATTAAGAGGAATAGTCAAGCGTGCAATGTCAGACTTATATTTGCGTGGTGAACCAGTAATGTTTAGAGATGAAAGCCTTAATATATTCTCTGATGTTGGGCTGTACATTTTAGGCTCCAATGATGCTGAGCATTTTACCCTTATTTCTGGTAAAGAAAGTATTGTTGATATCCGCGATCTTGTTACCAAAATGAATAAATCCAAAGCTTTCAAATACTTCATGGTGGCATTGGCCGGAGGTGTTAGAACGGATGTATCACTAAACTATATGGAATTTATTGCATCCGAAGCATTCGAGAATCGACTAAGGTAAAAAAAGGAGAGGTTTCCCCTCTCCTTCTCTCTATATTCCAGCTAAGTCTGTAGCCCTTCTTCTGATCATTCCACTTATCATACCTATAAATTTCACTACATCCCACATCAACGCCTCACTCCTTTTTTCTGGAATCGGAGCGAGTTCTGGATTAACCATCAAGAACCATTCATAACATACATAGTTTACTATGTAGTCAAAAATAGCTTTTTTCAGCAATAATACAACCTTATCCGCATGTGGAGGTATTCTATTATGAGGAATAAGTTCAACATTCAAAGCGGCTTCATCCACACTCCATTTAAAATCCCGAACTCTTTTGATAAGCCTGCCATTTATATTATTTAAGGCTGTCTCAATTGGGGTACGAAGCGTATCATAATCATCAGAAGAAGTTTGGATGCAAGAAAAATCAGCATCCTTTTTCTTCAAAGCTTCTCCCTGATAGTAAGTACGAATATCTACTTCAGAGAAGATGGAACTTAACTGTATTTCAATATTCAGCGAATCCATTAGGTGGTAGGTTCAGATGAAGTACGTTTAGGCTTGTCTCTTTGTGCCCCAAGCAACCTTAATTCTTCTTCTATTTCACCGAGCCGATTATCAAAACGAGGTGCTTCATCAGGCTTAATAAGATTGAGCCACTTAGCCAAAGTGTAATAGGAAAGATAACTCAGCATGTTATCTTTGATAGTTTCTTTTTGGGTTTCCATGAAGTTAGATACAGCATTGGTGGTGAAAATGATTTTAGTTTTATTTTCATCCCATGAGTATGATGTTTTCCCAAGAACACGGCTCAGAATATTTCCTAATTTCGTTCCACCTTCTTGAGCTAAATCCTTTAACACAGTGTCGTCATCGTCATTAGCCTGAAGCTTTGCTGCCAGTTCTGCTAACTTAGGATCTGTTTTAAGAGCTTCGCCTAAATAGTAAGAATGCTCTTTCATTTGTTCGAAGAGACTTTTAGCTGTCAGTTCGAGAGTTATAACTTTACTTCCTTCCATAAAAATAGATATTTAATTATTAATTGCGTTTTGGTCTTTCTCGTTCTAAAAGATACTTTTTGATTGCGATAGCTTGTTCATCACATATCGTTCCGTAATAGGTTACCTCTTCTTTCGATGTCAGGTTGAACCATTGCATACAAATGTAATTTGAAACGTATTGTTTCAATGACTTCTCTAATGCCATCTTCACAGTCTGCTTCCAACTGGACGGAAGCACAAAGCAAAAAGCTGAAAACTCATTAGTTTCTTCTGATAAATACCCGTATCTGGAGACAATATCAGCAACACTGCTAACAGCTTCCCCAAAGTAACTATTCAGGATATTTTCATCATCTTCTGAGGAAGATATTTGCTCAACATCCTTACTCTTAGCACCAGTGTATCCAGTTATTTTGTATACTTCCGGCATTATGTCAGCTTTATATAGAGTGATTTTTATATCCATATCGCAAATATATGATGTTGAAAATCATTCAAGTTGTTATTTTACAACTATTTCCGCGCTTCTTTAATTTATAAATAGCCCATCCAACGCCACTTATAGCAACTAAAGTAATTAAGGCCCAAATCATATTACTTATTTGCTTGAGTAATGTCGTTTCATCTTTCTGTTTCTCCTGTTCCTGCCTTACATTTTCTTGGCTTTGAGAAGACGATGAACTATCAGATTTCAATGCAACACTATCCGCAATTGAGGTATTGGTATTCTGTTCAATCTCATTATTCTCTTCTGTATCTCCCTCTGCCAATAGTGGATGCTTGCCGGTAACAGAGTCCTTCGGCTTACTGGTATCATACAGTTTCCAGTTTATTTTTTTATTGGTAGTGGAGTGCAGGAAGTTGGATATGTCCTGCATAGAGGTGAAACCAAAATCAAGAACCTGCCGGGTACTATCTTCTTTTTGAATGAAGCTTTCTTGCTTCATTGTAGACTTATGGCTGCCGCAAGAAGACAACCATATTCCTGATATCAGAAACATGGTTATATAAAACAAACGTTTCATGGCTTAATTACTACATTACGCAGAAAGTTAGAAAACTCACTTCTAACATCGAAGCATGGACACGCCTTGATATACTCTACCGGCTCAACTTCACCGCTACCATCAAGGTCTGGCGAAGTGTCCCGGTGACCAAGAAACTCAATAATCTGGTATTCCTTACAAAGCTTGGCAACCAGTTCTCGAAGTGCGGCTTTCTGTTCAGGCGTCCGGGTATCAGTAGGTTTCCCGTTTGCATCCAGACCACCAATATAACAGATACCAACTGAGTGTTTATTATATGATATGCCTGAGAATCCTTTAGTGTTACAGTGCGCACCGTCAATGTTCAACGGTCGCCCATTTTCCACAGTACCATCAAGGTCTATGACGAAGTTATACCCAATTTGATTAAACCCTCTTTGCCTGTGGATTCGATCAATATCTTTCGCACGTAAATCCTGCCCGGCACGTGTGGCCGAGCAATGGATAATAATAGCATCAATTGTTTTCATTCATCTTCCTCCTTAAATTCTTTGCATTCTTTCTTGCAGTACGGACATTTGTTATTGCCATCTTTATTGCTGAAAAGACGGTGTACATCGCATACATAAATTGTGTGATTCAAAAAGTGGGCACATCTCACGATCTGTTTTTCTGTTCTATCCAATTTCATACTTATCCTCCTTATCAATTTCGTTTTCAATTCTTTCAATTACTCCCTGCACATGCGAAGGCATCGCACGTTTGAACTCAAACCTTATCAAATGGTAGATTATCCGGAAAGCCTTATTCTTCGGATATGCTATAATCAGGTTTTTAAATGCATTTTGGAGGTACACATATGAAAATACATACGTAATAGTCTTTATCACGATGAGAGCACTGTCACCATCTCCTATTGAATCCATGAAGACAAACACCACCTCAATAATGACCAGGTACAACAGCAACTCTGCCAGTGCATTTTTGAATTTACTCCACTTAAAGTTCTTGCACCGAACAATACTCACGCCATCGGCACGCATACCGCACCAGATATTAAAAGCAAACATCACTGCCAAAGCTATGAGAAAGCCCTTGGTAGGTGTCAGATACGCTAATATCGAACTAAATAGCGACACGCATATCACTCGAATTTGGTCTAAAGTCAATAATTTATCCATTCTCAAACATTATCTAAGTTATTTAATACTACCTTTGTTATCGCATAAGACCATTAAGGTCTTAGTATTTTGTCGTTATCCCGCCCGGCCAGTGATGGTAGGACGGGATTTTTTAGGCACAAAAAA